CTTGTTGTTCCTGAAGTAGTTGGTGTTGGCATTATTTACTCTTTTTCTTCTTTTTAGGAAATCCCTTTTTCATATTTTCATAAGCTGCTTTAGAAATTGTTGATTTAGACTTAGGTCTAGAAATGCCTAATTTTTTTCTTCTATTAATATTTGCCCAAAGTCCTGGTTTTTTACTGTCTGCCATTATTTTTTCCTTTTACTTTTACCTGCTTCACTTAAAGCGATAGCAATAGCTTGTTTACGACTCTTGACCTTAGGTCCTTTTTTAGAACCAGAAGTGAGCTTTCCTTTTTTATACTCTCTCATTACTTTTGAAATTTTTTTTTCAGCTTTTGTTTTCATTTTTTTACCAGGCCCTTTCGATACTTGCATGGACTCTTGTGCTCGTGTTATAGTCATATCATATGTCCTTTTTAGTTGCAAACATACCACCAATTGAGGTACTTGTTAAGAAGGAATATCTATACAATCATGAAAAAGGACACGGAGAATATGAACCTGGTATTTGGATTACTACGAAATCTATTCAAGGTAGGGCACTTTATTTTGAGACCTACCTCTATGAGACGGGAGCTTTATTTGATAAACTTCCTATCTCGGCGTTCGTTTGGAAGAAAACGGACGAAAAGATGGAACTCGAAAACTTAGAGCTTTGGGACGCTTTTAGTTATCATATTTCAATTATTCAAAAAGTTAGTGTTGGCTCGGGTAAGTGTAAATACTTAGCTCCTAACAAAAAATGGTATTTTGGTGAATATTTATTCACGATTGATAGCTGTCATCCTGAGTATAATATTCCCGACATCGGATATTCGGAAATACCTTCTCAGCATAAATCGTTTAATATCATACAATTAGATAATGGTTATTTTGCAGCACAGCCTAATAATCGTGTAATTTTCTACGATAAATCACTCTCTCCAAAGAAAATGAGATTTCCTGATTACAAAGTCTCGACAATAGAGTATGGTGTAGAGAATAAATCAAAATGGACAGCAGGGGATGATGAAAGTTTTTTCTATAATTTCGAAGAAGCCGAGTAAGGAAGAAGAACTAGAAATAGTCTTTGAGCCTGACTTTGAGATTCCTACAATTCATTAGTGATCCATTTTGCGAATGCTTTTTACGAAGATTCTACCTTGAATTTCTTCTAGCTCCGCCTCCGCTTCACCACAAGTAATTAATACTGTTGGACCCATATTGCGTTTCATTATACGTTTCTTTTCTAAACAATCAGCAACGCCTGTTGTATAAGTATGTTCTAACAATTCACCATTGCCACTAAATAAACAAAGAACCATCACTACTTTCCACATTAGTGACCGTTCCCATTCGCAAAAGCAATATCTCTTGTTGCATCTTTTAATTTTTCTACATCTTTAGTTAGTTTATCTACTTGTTCTTCTAAGTGTTCTAACATGACTTGTGTATGTAAATTTTCTTCTAATTGTAAGGCGTGTTTTTCAATCATCTTTGCGTTCATTTCAATGAGCATATATATCTCTAAATTTTTAGGAGTTTGCTCTGCCTTTTTTAAAAGGTCAGCTTCCATTAATTGACGATTCGTTTCTAAGATATTTAAACGTTCAATGACACCGAAATAAGCCCACGCACCAACGACCACGGCAGTCACAATAGAAATTAAATTTCGGATAGGCATCCCTACCGTCGTCTTATCGCTTATCTCCATTTAACATCTCCAACGTTTACGAGCCTGTCTTAATCTTGAATTAGGGTCTTTGGCAGCTTTAGGAAATTGTTTCATTTGTCCTGCACTTCTAGCACAAAAAGATTTTCTTCTCTTCGCATCTTTACTTCCAGGTTTTACTTTTCCTGTAACTGCGGTTTTTAACTTCGAACCAGGGTTCTCGGCACGATATCGTTTAACTCCTGCCTTAGTCATTCCCGCCCCTTGTTTAGTGGGGCGGAAATATTTTTTAGTTTTTGGTGGTTGCTTGTCCGCCATTATGCACCTGTAAAAAATACAGTACAAGTCGTGTTGACAGTCGTCACACTCAGATTGGTTTTGAATACAACACCTTGTTCAGGAATATTCATTGCCACGTCTGATGTACCACCAACAACGGCTACGTTGAATTTTGCAACGCCACCATCACTGAATGTTACAGTGCCATCACTACCTGATGCACCTGTACCAATAATAAAACCTTTGAGACGAGCTCTTGAGGCATTGATTACAGTAGTAGCACCTGCTCCTGCACCTTTAACACTTACATCACTATCGAAGGCCATGATCTACCTCCTTAATTGGATATTGTTCCGTCGTCTTGAATGTGATAGTAGATAACCCCACTTAGAGTTCCACCAGTTGGAGCTGAAGCGCCAACAGTAGCGGTTACTTTTGCTCTTTCGGTTAACGCAGTTTGGTTTGCTACAAGTGTACCTGCTTGACCAGAAGCTACATCTTGTCTTGCATTAATATCACTTCTAGCTTCATTAGCTAAACCATCAATATCAACAACGTCTGTTCCACCATCATAGTCAACAATACCTAAATCAATAGTTGGGCTTGATCCACCTGTCGCTGCTCCAACTGTTAAAACCATATCAACAATGGCTCCTTCAGGAAGAATCACAGGGTTTGTGTTAGTTGATGAAATCTGCACATCTGTTGTAGATGCTGCAGCGTTTGATACATAAAATTGAGCAACCATAGGGATTGATCCCGCATAAGTTACTCTGTCTTGATCTCCACCGTTACTTCTTACGAAGCCAGTGAATGTTGTTTTATTTGCCATATTAAACCTCCTCGGTTGTATAGACCTAGTTACACAATCTCTATACCGTCTGACTAGCTCAGTTTGTGTAACTTGTTATGCTAGATACTTATTTATACCATAAAAAAAGGGGCATTAAAGCCCCTTTTAATATTAGTTATGTTTCAATGCTTATGCACCAGATGTACCGAATACACAACGTGGATCAGAGAAACCAAATGAGTATCTCTCTCTTGCTTTGTATCGGATGTTACCTGTGTCAAAGTCACCTTCCATCACTGTCTTTAACGGAGTTCTTGTAAAGTGTTTGAATCCGTTAGGAGCATCAGTTTTGATGTAGAAAGCATCAGCGTCAGTTAAGTAGTGGTTAACAACATAGCCTTCAGGAATCATTGACATGTTTCTGATTGCGTTGATGTCGTTATCTGCTGTACCAACTCTTAAAGTAGAGTTCATTAGTCTGTCAGCAGTGAACTGTAACTGTCTTGGTACGATTAGTTTCATACCTTTGATAGCTGTTCTTAAGCCTCTCTCATCTCTGAAATCAGCGATGTCGATAAGAGACTGTTCAAGTGATGTTTCGTTCAAGTCAGCGTCTGTTGACAATCTGTTTTGTAGGAAACCACCAGTTTGAAGTGGGTGTTGTGTATTAATAAGTGATACACCGTCACCACCTGGGTTGCTTCCTGCAGCGCCAGCAGCAGCAAAAGCGTTGTTAAGAACTGCAGCAGCTTTAACTTGCTTTGTGTTTGCCATTGAACGAGCAAGTGCTCTTGTGTATCTAGCAGCGAGTCTGTCGTAAAGGTTGTCCTCTACAGCTTCCTCAGTGATAGAGAATGCAAGTGCAATTGTTTCGTGTGTATAACGAGCTGTGAAAGTTTCGTTAGCTGTATCGAAAGCTACTCCCTCACCTTCTTGTTTGGTGGGTGCAGTTCCGAAACCTGCTAACATCACTTCTTCTTCAAATGCTCTGTCAGATGACTCAGCATCAAAGATTTCAGCGTGTTCGTTATCATATCGTGCGTATTCCAAGCCGAACAGAGCGTTCAAACCTGGCTCTAACTCTTTAACGAGTTGACTTCTAGATATAGCCATAGTTTAACCTCCTATATGCCTGCGGTATTAGCACTGTATAAGTGCTTGTTGAACTTAATCACGATGTTAGCGTTGTTAGCAGTAAGATCTGAGTTCTCAGGATCTCCTGAAATACCAACAATTTTAACAGCAGTATTAGCGCCAGTTGAGAAAGTCTCACTGTTTACTTCTGCTTTTGATGTTCCACTGTGTGTAGAACCGGCAGTGTAAACTAAGTTAGCTGTTTCACCAACGTTAGCTAATGTCATTGCACCAGATACTTGAACTTCAAATAACTGATTCGGATCGTCTTGTACGAAAGCTTTGATAGTACCGTCGTAGCTTGAAGTGTTAGCTGCGTGGTAGTTTGACCATATTGGTTTTCTTGTGTTCACGTCAACGTATTGAACGCCGTTGAAAACACCTACTACTACGTCTGCAACACCATTAGCAACTTCTACTGTACCACCAGCTACCATCTCCACAGGATCTCCCTGGAAGATTGAGGTCGCATAACCGTTAGCTACAAGGTATTGAGTCTGACCGTTTGTTGACGGACCAGAACCTTGCATTCTTACAGCTCTGAAACCAAAGGGGGCGTCTTGATTTGCCATGTTAATACTCCTTTAAAAGTATGTGTTGTTAGTAAGTGTTACGTCTAGGTCAGAAAAAAAATTATTCACTTTTTTTCGAGCCACCGAACGTAACTCTAGTTTTTCGCTCGGGCTTATTGATC